GAGGCATGGCGTATCGAGCGTACATGCCTTATCGTTGGTAGAAAGGTGGTGGGTAAGGCCCTGGTAGGAAGCACAGTAAACCCCATGAACAAGGGAGGGGAAGAATACAAAGGTTTGTGGTACGACTCCGACCCCAATGAAAGAAACAATAACGGGCGTACCCGATCTGGACTGTATCGCATATTTATCCCAGCCTATGAAGCCTTAGAGGGGTTCTTCGATGAGTATGGAAATGCTGTTGTAGAAGACCCAAAAGAAACGGTAACAGGTATTGACTCGGAAACCATAGAGATCGGCAGCAAGACGTACTTGAAGAACGAACGCAGGTCGTTTAAGGACAACCCGTCCGAGCTCAATGAGGTAACACGCCAGTTTCCATTTACCGAAGACGAAGCGTTCAGGGACAGCATTGAAGGCAGCCTGTTTAATATCGGTAAGATTTATCAGCAAATCGAACACAATGAAGAGCTGTACCCGAACCCAGTCGTGGTGGGCAACTTTACCTGGAAAGAAAAAGACAAAGAGGTTGTGTTTTCTCCCACCCCTAACGGCAGATTTAGGGTAAGCTGGATGCCAGACCCCAGTGAAAGAAACGTAGTGCAGCAAGAGCGTGGTAAGAAGGTCCCTCCGTTTAGCAACTATGGTTGCGGAGGAGTTGACTCCTATGACTTGGACGCTACTGTAGACGGCAGGGGCTCGAAGGGAGCTCTACACATGTACAACAAGTTCAGCATGAACCGCCCTTCAAACATGTTCGTTGTAGAGTATGCTTCTCGCCCAGATCTGGCAAGCATCTTCTATGAAGACGTTCTGATGTGTGCGTTTTTCTATGGGTATCCACTTCTTATAGAGAACAACAAGTACGGGATTGCAAGGTACTTTGAATCAAGAGGTTACGACGGTTACTTAATGGACCGACCAAAGCATCTCATGAGTTCCTCTTCGCATGTCAACGTAAAAACAAAAGGAATCCCTTCTAATTCTCAGGATGTTATCCAGTCTCACGCGCAAGCCATAGAAAAGTACATTCACGAAAGCGTTGGTATAAACCACGAGACAGGCTCGGTGGGCAATATGTATTTTAACAAAACGCTAGAGGACTGGATTGGATTTAAGATTGACAAGCGAACCAAGTTTGACTTGACGATTAGTTCAGGATTGGCTTTACTTGCCGCACAAAAAGCAAAAGAAAAACCAAAAGCAGACTTTACGGAAAAGGTGTTTTTCAGAAAATATAAGGTCTAGGATGGATTTGCTATATTTGCAGAATATGCGTAGAGCGACCATAAGACATGCACAATACCAACAACAAACGTAAAAGCTCTTTTCCAGATCCTTTAGCTACGACTGATGTAAAGCAATCAATGGCTTATGGGTTAGAGTATGCCAAGGCAATCGAGTCCCAGTGGGGAAAAATTACGCAGGCTACTTCGCTTTACGGAAAAAGAAATGTAATCTTTGAAAGAAGTAGAGATTACGCCAACGGTACGCAAGACACAAACATCTACAAAAAGCTTTTAAGGTCTCTCAACCCAAATGATGGTGACGGAACTTTATTGAACCTGGATTACACCCCAGTTCCTATACTTCCCAAGTTTGTTAGAATTGTCGCTAACAAAATACTGTCCAGAGAGCCGTATCCAAATCTAGAGGCTATTGACCCTCTTTCCTCTTCGGAAAAGAATAACAAAAAGCGTAGACTAGAGCTCCAAATCCAAGCCAAAGAGAAGCTTAAAGCCCTGAAAGAAAGCACTGGGGTTGTAATTGATCAGGACCCTGATAAACTTCCAGATTCTCTTGAGGAAGCAGAAATATTGATAGGCACAAACGTTAAAACCGATGCTGAGATCGCTGCTCAGATAGGCACTAATATGACGCTTTCCTGGAACAGCTTCAATGACAACATATTCAGACGCTGCGTCCATGATTTGGTTTCGCTGGGCATGGCTGTTGTCAAAAGATCAAACGATCCTAACGAGGGAATTAAAACGGAATACATCGATCCCTCTAGGTTTATTCATAGCTATACAGAGGACCCAGGTCTTAATGACCTCACGTATGCTGGTCACATAAAAACCATAACTATCCAGGAACTCAAAAGAATTGCTGGTCACGAGCTTTCAGAGGAGGACTTTGAGAAGATTGCTAAAGCCGTAAAAAACAAGGACGGAAACGACCCCAATGCTTTTAATCGTCATTCCTACAACAACAGGATGCTGCGTCAAGAATATGGTTATGACGAATATATGGTTGATGTACTTGACTTTGAGTTTTTGTCAGTTGACTGCATATACTTTGAAGAAAAGCAAAACAGATACGGAAAGACCAACTTCTTTATGAAGGGTTTTTTGATGGACGAGGTTAAGGGCAACGTCTTCAATGAAGAAGCCAACATGATGGACATCACCACCGTGTATAGAGGTAGTTACATCTTGGATGCTGGTTGTGATATTCTGTTCAATTACGGTATGTGTACTAACATACCTAAGAACATTCACGACCTTTCAAAGGCTCGTATGTCTTACTCGGCTGTAGCTACAAACATGCGAAGCATGATTCCTAAGTCGATGGTAGACAGCTGCACTGGGTTTGCCGACATGCTTCAGCTTACTCACCTCAAAATTCAGCAGGCTATCGCCAAGGCTAAGCCTGACGGACTGATCATAGACATCGAAGGGTTGGAAAATGTCCAGCTCGGAAAAGGAGGAGAGCTTCAGCCGCTTGACCTCCACGACATCTACGAGCAGACGGGTGTCTTCTATTATAGAAGTAAAAACCCAGAAGGTGGATTCCAGAACCCACCAGTTCGAGAGATCGGGAACAGCATCCGCAACATTAATGAGCTGATCGGCCTGTACAACCATTACCTCCGTATGATCCGTGACACTACGGGTATCAATGAGATGATGGATGCCTCTACGCCAAAAGGCGATACACTTGTGGGTGTTCAGCAGAACGCTATCGCAGCTGGAAACAACGCTATATACGACATCACTAACGCCTCTATGATTATATTCAAGAAGGTGTGTGAGGATATTGTAAAGTGCATTCAAATCTTACCTATGGAGTCTGTTCTCTTCCAGGTGTATGAAAATGCAATCGGAAAAGAAAACATGGCGGTTCTTTCTTCATTTAGGGACCTTCCCATGTACAACTTTGGAGTTCAGGTCGTTAAAGAGATGGAGGACAAAGACAGGGCTTACCTGGAGCAAAACATACAGATGTCTCTTCAGCAAAAAGAGATCGACATCGAAGACGCTATTGCTATCAGGGGCATGAAAGATATCAACCAAGCTGAACGCTTACTTGTCCTTAGAAGAAAGAAGAGGATGAAGAAAGCCCAGGAACTCGCAACTCAAAACTCTCAGCTCCAAAAGCAGCAAGCTCAAGAGGCAGCCCAATTTGCATCTCAGGTGAAAATGCAAGAGATGCAAATGGAGTCAGAGTTGGAAGCAAAGAAGATGCAGCTCAAGAATCAGATGGAGGCTCAGCTGGAACAAGTGAAGCACCAGTTCAGAAAAGAGATAGAGCTTATTAAAGCTCAGGCCACCCTTGGATTTAGAACGGAGGAGCAAGAGTTTAAAGAAAAGCTTGAGGTGCTCAAAGAGGACAGAAAAGACGACAGGGTGGAAAAGCAGGCAGCAGAGCAGAGCAAGCTTCTTTCTCAGCGTCAAGGCAAGCGAGGTGAACTCCCAGCAGCAGGTGACAGCGTAGACAATATTGTAAACTCATTACTGGATTAAAATGGCGACAAAAGCTAATTTAGACGTAGCAGAAAGACTAGACATCACTTGCAGAAAGGGTGATACTTTCGAACTTCCTTTGAATTTTAAGGATAGCGATGGGAACAATATTGCTCTCCTGACTGATAGGTACGATTTCTTTATGCAGGTTCGATCCCCTAAAAAAACAGCAAACACAAAAGGAGCGCTTGTAGCGGGTACTCTAACGAAGGGAGACCAGGCAAAAGGTGCAGATAGGTCTACTAATGTGGGCTTTAGGTTTGAGGACGCTGACGATAATGGTAACGTGACCTTAAGGGCTTCAGCTGATACCATGACTAATTTTATCCCTGGCAGATACACTTATGACCTGCAATACACCGCAAACAACAAAACTACTACCGTCCTCAAGGGTAGCTTTACTGTAAATGACGATATCACTGCGTAATGGTAAAACTCACGGTAACCCAGGAGTCTAACAATCAGGTAAACATAACGGTACCACCCCCACCATCTGTTACTGTTGTTGAGAAAGGTCAAAAGGGGGATGCCGCCACCATCACGGCTGGTACGGTCACTACCGTGGCTGAGGGTGAGCCAGCGGCTGTGGTTAATAGTGGAACCACGAAGGACGCCGTTTTTGATTTCTCTATACCCACTGGACCAACTGGGGCTACTGGGACTGCCGCCACGATCTCTGTTGGTACGGTCACCACGGGTGCTGAAGGTAGTTCTGCTACAGTCAGCAACTCTGGTACGAGCGCTGCCGCCGTTTTTGATTTCTCCATTCCTGTAGGTGCCACGGGAGCTACTGGGGCTACAGGTGCCACGGGAGCCACAGGACCCGCTGGTGCCGACGGACAAGGAGTACCCACAGGCGGTGTTGATCGTCAGGTAATTGTCAAGCAAAGCGCTACTGATTACGACACTGCGTGGGAATATGTAGAGGCTGTTTACATGCAGGTCAAAAACGACGAAGGGTCGGCCCTTACTTCTGGGACACCTCTATATGTTAAAGGCGTTCAAGGAAGCAGCATCCTTGTTGGTAAAGCATGCGCTAACAACCCCGCCACAATGCCATCTACAGCAATCCTTTTTGAGGACTTGGCTATAGGGGCTACTGGTGAGGCCATTGCAGCGGGATTATTTAACAAGACGATCACTGGGCTAACAGGGGTATCTATTGGTGATATAGTCTATGTGGGCAATAACGGCGGGCTAACAACAACAAAACCTACAGCTTCTAACGAACTTGTTCAGAATGTCGGTATTGTAATTCAGACCAGCGGTACCAACATTCAAAAGATGAAGGTTTCTGCTATTGGTAGAACGAATGACATCCCGAACCTGGCAAGCGGTAAGTTCTTCATTGGCGGTACTACAGGACAGGTATCTGCTTATACGCTTCCTACTGCCGACGGAACCACAGGACAGCTTTTGCAAACCGATGGTGCTGGTGCGGTTACGTTCGTAGATTTCTCAGGCTCCCCATGGACAACCTCTGGTAGCGACATCTACTACACTACTGGGAATGTAGGTATCGGCACGACTACACCTGCTAAAGCCCTGGATGTAGTTGGGGAAGCGAACATTAAAGACGCTAATAACAACGTATTTATTTCAAGAGACAGCCTAG